TGGCCACGTTCAAGGAAATCGCGGGACAATTCGTTTCCGCGTTGAAGGCTATGGGCTTGAAGCGCATGAATGCCGCCACACTCCGCCAGATCCTGTCCAGTACCGCGTATGCCAAGCAGCATTATCCGAAAATTTCGCAAGACGACTGGACCATGCTGCTCGGCGCGATGAAGGAGGTCGCCCGGTCGAAGGGACTGCCGGTCGCAATCTTCGATAAATGGCTCACCGACCGCGACAAGGCCCAAGTCGAAGCCGACGTGGAGGGGCTCGATTTCGACACTCTCGACGCCGCCCTTTCCGGCACCGAAGCGGCCGCGTAGATCGCCAGCCCTTCCACACTCACACACTCAATCCCCGTCCTTTGTGGCGGGGAATTTTTTTGCCCTTCGCCTTTTCGCCTTTTCCCTTCCCCACATGTGCGCGCGAGTGTGTGCGTGTGTGCGTGCGCGTTCTGTTTGGTGCTGCACACAACATGAAAAAATTCATGCAAGCGCAAAAAATGTGTTGACACACTCCAAAACTCATGATCCAATATCCTCACACTCTCGAATTGAAAGGACCAGCATCATGACGAAATCGAAATCTCTCTCCAGCACATGCGCCCCAGTCTATGTCCAAACCTACAGCGATCCGGCCCGTGCTCAGGACAAGTTCTCGTTGCCCGACATTGAAATCTTCCTGGTCACCATGAGCGATGCCCGGCCGTTTGTCGAAAGCCTGGACCCGGAAATGATCGGCGATGTCCATGATGTGTGTCTCGCCGATTTCGTAGGTTGGTATTGGTGGCATTGTCTCCCGGGATGCTTGCCAGACAGTTCACCAATGGGTCCGTTTCAATCGTTCGACGAAGCCATGTCAGACATGGAGGAAACGTTCTGGTACTGGCAGCGCGACGAGGATGGCAAACTGTAGATCGCGCCACATTTCTTGTTGACGCACGCATGAAAGTGTGATCCAATCAGAATGTGATGCAATCCAATCCACGAAAGGATCAAGTGATGTCTGCCAATCTGGAACCAAACGAACGTGTCGAAATCGAGGTTGTTGGTTGGAGCCGTGATCGGACCGTCAACGACATCTACGAACGTCACGTTCCAGCCCATATCACGCGCGCCAGACTGTGGAGTGTGATCGCCGATATGGGCTCCGAAATGATGGCGTTTTCGCCGAAGACGTATCGGATTACCGTCGGCGTCAAGTTCCCGGCCGAGATGCGCAATCTGCGCCCACACCATTTCCAGGACTGACACCTAGAACTCGAACAATTCCAAACTGAATTGAGGGGGGGAGTGTATCCCCCCATTTTTTGTGGCCAGCCGCGCGGTATAAATAAGGTTCCAACACAATATAAATAATATCAAAACACCCCAAAATCACCCACACGCAAGCGCGCAAGCACCCGCACGAAGTGCACCCGTGCGCAAGCACGGAAAACGCCCCGCCTTGTTCACACGCAGTTGCAATTGGTGTGCAGAAAATGCAGTTGCAGTTGAGGGGCCAAATTTCAAAACGACTTTCACGCCTCCAGCAAAATTGCGATTTCTGCAAAAAATTTTCAAAATTCAAAAATTTCAAAAAATTTCAAAAAATTTCAAAATTAATAAAAGTTTATTTGGTGGAAAATTTCATAAGAAATTTCATTGCACTCTATTGACGCAAAGATAAAAATTTTGTACAATTTATATTATGGACAGCAACCAGGCACTCACCGGCGCCGACATCGCACTCTATAAGAAGATTGCGCGCCTTATGTTGTGCGATGTTGAACAGGCAAAGATTGGGGAGATTGTGGGATTGACACAACCGCGCATCTCTCAAATCAAGTCTGATCCGCGCTTTCAGGCAATTTTTGCTGAGTGTGCTGCTGAGTCCGAAAAGGATGAGAATATTTACAACAAGGGTTGGGACGCGATTGAAGAACTTGGGATGGCCAAGGTTATTGATCGTTTACGCTATACTCATGATCCAGAGTTTGCATTGAAAGCTGCGACCTTGGCAAACAAAGCAAATCGACGGGGACTGAATGGGAACGCTCCGGTTATTTCGGCAGTGGATGCTGGTGCACGGGTTATTGTGCAGCTCAATCAAACCTTCGTTGAGAGGGTACAGGAAATGGATGTTTCCAAAGATGCCATTCCTGTAGGTGCCACGGTTAAGAAGCAATCTGATATGTTGGAGCCGGCTCGGGTTGAAAAGTTGTTGGCGCAAGCTGGGCCGGCTCCAACGCGCAAAGCCGATAGAACCACGATTGACCTCAAAAACATTCGGGATTATCTCGTGGAGGACAAGTGACATTCAACGTCGCACAGAATGAAACACTTACCCCGGTGAACATGTCACGCCGGGAACTTGAATATGCGCTCGAACACAACACGGAGTTTTTTATCGAGTTCAATCTTGGGGACGAACTCACCTATCCCGTGCCGCATTTTCACAAAGTGAGTTTTAGTCTTCTCATTAGTTCATCTGTGGCACGGGTTGCACTCGCACTCCCACGTGGCCATGCAAAAACCACACTCGCAAAATTGGCGTGTTTGTGGTATTTTCTTTTCACCGATATTCGTTTCATCGTTTATGTTTCAAACACAGCCACGATTGCACAGGCTGCATGTGCCGACATTATCAACTACATGCAAACGGCCAACTTCATTGCAGTGTTTGGGCGTGTTGAGTGGATTAAAAATCAGGGTGGGGACGGGTTTTATTGGTTCAAACTCCGTGGAAAATCGTGCATTTTGAGGGCGCTTGGTGCCGGGCAACAGGTTCGTGGGATCAATATTGATAATCGGCGCCCGGAGTTGGCGGTTGTTGATGATTTGGAGGACGATGACAACACCGCAACCAAATATTTGCGTGATCGACTCAAAGAATGGGTCTATGGGCCGTTCAAAAAAGCAATGGCGCGCAAACACAAACTCATTTGGTTGGGCAACATGCTCTCCGTGCACAGTTTGTTGTATTCACATTGCCAATCCCCCTATTGGCACTCGATGTTGTTTGGTTGTTTGTTGAGCAACGGGCAACCTCTTTGGCCTGATATGTGGACACTTGAGGATTTACAGGCCGATTTGCAAGAATATAAAGATATTGGGATGACGGCGCGTTGGTTTGCTGAGATGATGAACCAGCCAGTTCCTGGAAGTTCGGGTCTTATTTCGGCAGATGAAATAAAATATCGGCCAATGCGTGCGCCCGATGATATTGAGTATGGGTTTATCACAATTGACCCCGCAATTTCCCAGAAAGATTGGGCCAACGACACGGCAATTGTTGCTCACGGGTTTGTTGAGGATGTTTGGCAGGTGCTTGAGGAGGAACATGGGAAGTTTGACATTGGGCAAATTTGGAATTGTGCCATCAATATGTGCTATCGGTGGCGGCTCAATGTGATTGGGATTGAAACGGGTGCATTTCAATCCTCCCTCCAATACATTTTCAAATATCTTGCAATGACGAAAAACGTCAACAACGTTGAGATTGTGGAACTTCGTGCTTCCAGTCAAGTTACCAAAAATCAACGCATTGCTGCGTGGGCCGCCATGCTCAAAAGTGGGGATTATGTGTTGACGGAAGGGGATTTTCACATCACCCAGCAACTCCTCAACTACAACCCACAAAAACGCGAAAATCAGGATGATGTGATTGACAGTGCGGCCTATGGTTTGCAAATGGTCGAGAAACACATTGGTTTGATCATGCAACGTCACATGCGAACGGAAGATGTGCGTGTGTTGGATGAATACGCAGTCTGTTCGGTTTGAAGGAATTGGGAAAGATGGCCAAGAGAGCAAAAGTTTTGCGGCGCCCCGGGGATCAGGCAATGCGGCGTCGGCGCAAAACCAACGACAAGCCAGCGGCGCACCCGTTCAACAACAAAGCCAATCACGAAAAACTCTTGAAGCATGTGATTGAGCGGTTGGATTTCGGGAATGAAGTCCGTGATGAGTTTGTGCTGCGGTTGCAAACCATTGATCGGGAGTTTTCCGGTTTCGTCAAACTCAGTGAGGCGGATAAGAAACGGGAACGGGACAATTTGGCGGGCAAAGCTCCCAAACCAACCGATGTCAATTTGCAACTCGCTGCCACTCACATTGAGGAAGCGGTGACGTTTTTGATGAGTGTGTTTGCCCCCGATAGTGGGATGTTTGAGGCGACCGCACGCCAGGATAAGCAATCGGTCGCAAACGCATTTGCCGCCGTTCTCAATCGGCAAAGTTCACGGGGGCGCTTTTATCGGGAGTATGTGAAAGCGTTCGCCAATATGTTGAAGTATAATCTTGGGGGCTGGTTTACCTATTGGGAAAAGGTGCAAGGTAATCAACTCACCAACACAATTGACGGCCAGCCCAACCTTTCCCGTAAGATCATTTGGCAAGGCAATCGTATCAAGTCGATTGATATGTACAATGTGATCTGGGACATTGCCGTGCACCCCGTTGATTTGCCCTATCTCGGGGAGTTTGTGGCTTTTGTTGAAATGGTGCGCGAATTTCGTGTTAAGAAGATGGCCGAGGACGGTGAATTGTTTGAGGTTCATCGGTTCACCGGTGAGAACATGGCCACCGACAACACGAACAGATACTACAAATCCAAGCCCCAAATTCGCAATGAGTTGGGGCTTGCTGGTGGTGGGGGCGAAACAGATTGGGTCAATGTGCTCACACAAGGCGGATCGAGAGAAGTCACAAGTGGGCACGAACTTGTCACATACTATGGGTGGCTCAATCCGCGCGAGTTTGGTTTGTCGAATGATGATGAATTGCAAATTTGGCGCATTGTTGTGGTCAATCAGCAATTCATCGCCCAAACTGAATACATGAACAATGCACACGGGATGTTGCCCGTTGCGTTTGCGTCGCCACGCGAAGATGATTTGGGATTTGGGCAGAAATCATATGGGGAGATGCTCATTCCCTTGCAACGATATGCGTCCTTCAAACTCAATGTGGATCAGCAATCGCAACGCAAGTCTTTGCACGGAATTACGGTGTTTGATGCCAACACGGTCGCACTCGACAACATTGATGAGAGCGAAGTTGCTGGACGCATTCGTGCCAATCCAACTTCCCAGGATGTTGATTTGCGTAAGAAGATCATGCAATTGCGTGATGCGCCCGATACCACGGGAACAATGCGTGATATTGCATCAATTGTTGACTTGATGCAAAAACTCCTCCCCACCGATATGCTGCGTCAAGTTGCAGATTTGCAGCGTGCCACAACCTACCAGGCGGCCGCTGTTGTGCAAAGTGCAAATCGGCGCAACTATAACATTGCCCGCCTCATTAATGACCACGCAATGCACACGATGAAGTTCCAATTGATGTACAATCTGTTCCAATATCAGGAACCAATGGAGATGTTGGCTGATGATGGAACTGTGATTGAAGTCACCCCGAGCGAATTTCGCGACGCCGGGATTGAGTATGCGGTTGGGGAGGGGTTGAAGGGGATTGATCGACTCTTGATTGCAGATGTGATGAAAGAAATCCTCACTTCCGTGTTGCAATCCCAGCAAGCTGCCGCCGAGATTGATGTTGTTAAGTTGTTGGATTACTATTCGAGTCTGTTGGGGGATAAAACGGACATCAGTTCGTTCCGCCGCCAAGTGCAGCCGCCGCAGCAACAAATCACGGGCGCGGCCCCAACTGACATGAGGATGCAGGATCAAACGGGAGGTGTGTGATGCAATTTCTCTCAATTGTGTATGATGAGTTCACCGACGAGGAAAGAACAATTCTCGCTGATGCGTTTTGCAACCCAATTCTTGCAAAGGCTGTCACACGTCACGTTGACATTCTCACCGAGGATTTGCTCAAGTTGAATGTCAATCGGTCTGATCTTGCTGAAGCATATCGGGAACTCCGTGACCAGCTTGATTTTTGGTATTCGTTTGCAGACTGGATCGAGAAATCACGCGCCCTTTTAAGTGCGCACATGTGAAACAGGAGACTGAAAAATGGCGTTTTCTTGGAGTCCGTTCGGTTCGCACAATTCTCCGGCGACTGAACCCGCCTCTTCGCAGCAAAAGCCCGCCAACGAAAAGGCGGATGATGGCAAGGGGCAAGATAACACTGGCCCTAACGATGGGGCTGATGGTAATCTATGGGTGACGCCGACGCCGGAAAACGGGCCGGACAATGCGCAACAAAATGCAAACGCAAATGCAAACACAAGCGTGCCTGACACACGAAAGGCCGCGCAAATTGCATTTGATGAGCATGTTGCATCGCTCGGTCTCGCGCCAAATTTCACCCCTGAAGAAATTCAGGCTCTTGTGGACACGCGCGATCCGGCAAAGTTCACCGAAACACTCGGTAAAATGGGCGAACGCATCTATCGCCAAGCCATCATGGACACCAATCGCATCATTGAAAGTCGGATTGGTGAGGCGGTTGATGCTGCGGTTGCCAAAGCAACTGGTGTTTACCAGACGGATCAGTTTGTGCAGAAACTTAATGCTGCATTGCCTTTCACGGCCGATGCAGATATCAGTCCTGTTGCACAGGGCGTCGCTGCACAACTTGTCAAAAAGGGCAAAACGCCAGAAGAGGCAATTGAAGGCACGCGACGGTTCTTTAAGAAAGTGGGTCAACTTTCTGCACAGGACCTTGGGATTAACACGCCACCAAGAACTGGTCCGGGTAGCAATCCATTCGCGCAATCTGGTGATGAGGGTGAGGATTGGTTGGATATTCTGACCGGTACTGAAACAGGAGGATAGACTACAATGGCGGTTGCTGGAGTTTTTGCATCAGACCAAAACATCGTTGGAACGCGCAGGGGCGACTTCGCCAGCGCAATCCTTCAGGTGATGCCGACGGGTTCTGCACCTTTGTTGGCTCTTTCGGCTGGGATGGAGACCAAACCGGCGAACGACACGATTGTTACGTGGTTCGAAGAAAACCATGTTTCGGGCCGTGTTCAGGTTTCGTCGTTTGTTACTGATGGTGACGGAACTGGTTTTGTTTTGACTGATGCCAGCTCCTTTGTGGTCGGTACCATCCTTCTCAACGACACCACCGGCGAGTATGTTTTTGTCACGGCGGTGTCCGGAAACACGATCACGGTTACGCGTGGTTTTGCCGGATCGACGGCAGTGACTGTTACCACATCCCATTTCTTCCAGCGGATTGGTACTGGTCACGAGGAAGGTTCGGCGCGTCCCGTTGCGATTGCCAATCTCGGTTTCCCGCGTTACAACTATGTTCAGATTTTCCGGAACGCGTGGAACCTCACGGGAACGGCAATGGCCGTGGAGTACATCACCGGAAGCATCATCGCCAAAAACAAGGCAGATGCGGCCAACTATCATGCCGAGGACATCGAACGTTCCATCATTTGGGGTCGCCGGCAGATCAGTGTGTTGAACAGCCAACCGTTCCGAACCATGGATGGCATCAACTCACAAATCACCACGAACGTTTCGGTCGGCGACGCAAACATGCAATGGAGCGAGATCGACTTGTTCTTGCGCAATGTGTTTTCGCGAAACATTCGCGGGAAGCCCAACGAACGGATTGGGTTTTGTGGGAACACGGTTCTCGGTGTTCTCAACGAGATCGCAATCCGGAGTTCCGTTGTCAACATCGAACCGGGCCAGACTCAGTTCGGGATGAATGTCAGTAAATGGATCACCCCGTATGGGAACATTTCTTTGCTGACTCACCCCCTCATGAACGAAAGTCCGGTTTGGACTCAGGAACTCTATGTCTATCATCCGGGCGCAATTCGCACGCGGTATTTGCGGCGAACTCACGAGGACAACTACGACAAGGATGGCTCGCGAGCCGGTGTTGACGCGGATTTCGGTGTGATCACAACCGAAATGACCGTCGAATATCGGGCAGAACTCACGGGCGGTCGCTACACTGCGATCTCCGGCGCGAGCACAACTCAGCCGTAAGCGGTAGGCGGTTGAGTTTGTTGGGGTGGGTTGGAATTTCCTCCCTGATTTTGACCCACCCCAACATTTTCTTGAATTGAATTGGTTTTGCAATTTCACAACCAAACAACGGAGACATTTCCATGAACATTCTCGGCAAAGAGAAGGACGAGCCTGAGGCCGCCAAGGAAGTCGAGGTTGAGGGTGAAACCACAACCGAAAACGGCCAGGAGCGCGTTATCTATGTTTGCAATGATGCGCCCTCACTCCGGTTCAAGATCGACGGCAAACCCTATCAGTTCGAGGACAAAAAGTTCGAGTGCGATCCCGAGTTCGCTGAGAAGATGGATTTGGCCCTCGCACAGAACTATGGGTTGTCGCAGATGATCCGGAAAATTGACGTGCAGGCTGCGCTTGCGATTGCGCAAGAACACCGGCAACGCATGATCAATTTGGGCATGGCGGCAAAGGGACCGATGAGCACGCAAGACATGGGCGTGAAGGCCGCCAAAATCAACATGGAAATGCGTGATGCGAAACTTGCTCGGGAAGGTACGCCGCAAGAAGTTTCCAACATGACGCACGAGTTGATGGAGAAGCATGATCTCGCTCTCACGGAGAAAGTTCATCTGCCCGTCGCGCCCCCGGATGTTCCCCCAATCGCCGCCGAGAAAGTTCACACCAGCAAGGATAAGTGATGTTTTCCGAACTTGTTGATGAGGTTCTCCTGTCCTCAAGTCGCGGAACTTCTCGACGAACCGACGTAATTCGCTACGCAAACGCAACAATTCGGGAGTTGCAGGCGCGGGCGCATTTTTCGCGTGATCTTGTCGAGGATCAACTAACAGCGGATGCTTCCCCGTATTTGTGGACGCGTCCGCGCTTTTTGTACCTTTTGCGCACGGTTTATTATCCGGCCGTTGATTATTGGCCAAAATTCCTCCCTCCAGGCAAGGTGCAAAGAGATGCACCGAACAGTTGGTATTACTACACCACACCAACCCAAATTGTGTTTTCGGGTGTTGCCGTTGGGGATCAAATCAACGTTGCGTATTATCAATACCTCCCTCGTTTGAGCTATTACGACGCATCTGGCCCGGTCCGTCCCGCTGTTTATGATGAGGTCACAGACACCTGGACATATTTGCAAAATGGCAGCTATGTCAGCACACTCGGTTCCACAACTCTCGATGATGCTGCGCGGGCGCTTGTGACAAATTGGGTGCTCGATCATTGGAGAGAAGGTGTGGTGGAGGGCACTTTTGCCAAGTTCTTCAAACTTGTGGGAGATGATCGCGCCGCCGCGTCCTTTGCTGTGTTCAACCAAATCAAGAAAGACATTCTTTCGATGGAAAGTTACGACAGCATAGGGAAGTAGTTTCCGATGACTGGTACACCAAAATATACGGGGTTTGATCTCGAAACAACTGTGCGGCTCACTCGGGTTGAGGAGTCGATGCAACACACGGCAACTTCGGTTGGCGAATTGAAGGACCTTCTCATTGCACATATTAAAGAGGAGGAGGTCAAATTTAATCGCATTCTTGAAGCGATGGCGGAAAATCGAGGCGGGCGCAAAATGCTTGTTCTGTGGGGTGGTTGGATTATCACCCTTGCAGTGAGTGCGCTCGCCGCAATTAAGTCATTCACACCAAGCGGCGGTGGTGGAGGTTGAAGATGTCACTTGTTGACGCAACGGAAAACGCACTCCTGGATCATTTTCTCGGTGGTCCGGACTACACGCGACTCGCAACGGTTTATTTGGCGCTTTCAACCACAACGCCGACTGATGCGGGGGGCAACTTTACGGAACCAACCGGCGGGAGTTATGCGCGTGTTGCAATCACCAACAACGCAACAAACTTTCCCGCAGCTTCCGGGGGCGCCAAGTCAAATGGGGTGAAGTTTTCCTTCCCAACAGCAACCGCGGATTGGAGCAGCGGCGCAAACATGACCTATATTGGTTTGTTTGATGCCGCAACGGCGGGAAATTTGATTGCGTATGGTGCAATCACGACGCCAAAAGCTGTGTTGAATGGGGATACGGCCGAGGTTGCCATTGGTGATCTCGATGTGACGATGGATTAGGGGAATGAACATGGATTATCAAAAACTAAGAACCGAAATCGAAGCGGGCATTTCACGTAACGACATTCAAGCCGGTGACTCTGATGCAGTTATTGCTGCT